ACTCTGTATCTTTTGAACACCAACTATTTGTCTCTGTACATTCATGAGCAAGGTTCGTTTGTGTTTACTGGATTTGAGTCCACCTTGCCTAACTGGCAGATTGGCTATGTTGGCGCTGTTATCATGATTGCGGAAATGGTCTCGACCAAACCCAAGAGCATGACAGTAGTGTCTGGCTATAACTCTATTTCACTATAAGGAGATAAGCCATGTCATTATCAACAAACAAGATTTTACTAGCCAATGCTGCTACGAATGGCGCAGGTGCATATTTCCTGCCCTATTACCTGACTAACGGTTCAACCACGGCTGTCACCATTCCTGGTGGTATCTATTGGATTATGCCTACAGGTAACGTAACCATTGAGTTCAACACTAACTTGTCCGGTAACATTTCTAATGCTTCTTGGACGGTTGCTGTTGCAAACAACACGGGTGGTTTGATTTTGGCTGATGGTACAAACGTGCGTGCTAACGTATTAGCAGGTAACGTGTCCATTATCCTTTACGCAACCAATGGCGGTCAAAACGTAGCCGGAACCTTCAACGCAACCTAAGGAGGTGTTCCATGTCTAATGTAGATTCCGTAGCCCAGAATACGGCGGTAAATTTTGGTAATTATGCCATTGCCGCCCAATCTACCGTGTCTCTTACGTCTACGGGTAATGCTGTAATTAGTATGCCAATTTTATCCGGTGGTTTAACGGCTGGTAATTCAGTTGTTACTTCTGGTGGTGTAATTGTGCGGCGTATTACAGTGCAAAACCCAAGTGCTAACGTAGCAGCAGGAAATATTGCTATTTACACCTCAAATGATGGCAACACTAGTAACGCAGTCACTACGGCTGTTGGTACTACATTGACCAACATGACAGGAACGGGAACGTGGCAAGACCTAACCATTGTTGCGCCTTTCTTGGCAAACGTAGTGTCAGGTTACAACACGCAAGCGTTTTATGTAAAAGTAGTTACTGCTGTTGCTAACGCTACTGTTGATATTCGTGTGTACGGCGATACGGTAAATTTCTGATGACAATAGCCAGTGTGACTAATAAATGGGTGAAGCCGGTAGAGGCCAGTTTTGAATATGTACTCTACCGTTTTCCTGTAAATGAGACTGTGGAAATTCCAATTGAAGCGGCGCGTCACATTTTTGGCTATGAGCAAGAAAATAAAGTGCCATACCTAACACGTTTGGCTTTTATTCAAACAATGAATGATATTCCAGAAGGTTTGAAAATTCTGGAAAAGTTTAAGATTACGGAGGAAACTCCGAAACCAGACCACTTCTTATCCCCGGTGGTGGAGAGAGTACCCCTGCCCAACTCACGAAGGGCGGGGGGAAATATCCGCGCTGCTTAACATGAGAGATAAATGTCTCAAACACTTGGCGGGTACATTACTGCTCTTAGATATTTGCTGCATGACGCAAACGCAAACTTCTATTCAGACTCTCAATTAACAACCTATATCAACAATGCGCGTGAGCGTGTTGTGCGTGATACGGGCGCTCTGCGTACTATTCAAACAACAACTGTTCCAACTTCACCTGCATCTGGAGGCCAAGCCCCGGTGTTATGGACTGCAAATACCGCAGTCACACTAGGCCAACAGTTAGTTAGTAATATCTACATTTATCAAGTAACAACGGCTGGTACGACAAGCTCGACAGCACCGGCTTACCCCGGTAGTAGCAACAGCAACTATAGTGGAAACGTCTATCCACCCAGTACGCCATTTCAAGACGGCACTGCTTATATACAATATGTGGGCAATGCTGAACAAATCAACTATGTAGCATTACCATCTGGCCTACAAACCTTAGATATAATTAACGTCAATTTATATTGGGGAAATACCCGTATACCCTTGCGTTATTTGCCCTGGACGCAGTTCAATGCAGAACTACGTTTCTGGCAAAACTATATTGGGCGGCCTATTTGCTATACGCAGTACGGGCAAGGTTCAATCATTATTGCGCCAGTACCAGACAACATTTACACCGTTGATTTAGATACTATTCTATTGCCTACGGCTTTAGTTAATAGTTCAGACATTGACCCAATCAATGACCCGTACTACTCACCGGTTATTTTCTATGCTGCTTACCAAGCCAAGTTCTACGAACAATCGTATGGTGAGTCTGAGATATTTAAGCAAGAATACATAAAGCAATGTCAGGCCGTACTGGTATCTATATCTACCAGACGGATGCCCACACCTTACTCGACACCGTTCTAACATGGCCGCCGCAGAGCAGAAGAAATCGTATGCGGTTGTCAAACAGTTTGCAGGTGTTGACACCAAGGCCAATAGAACAGCCATCAAGGAAGAAGAATTTTCTTGGCTTGAAAACGCCATGCCTATTGGTTATGCAAACCTTAAAATCACGCCCACCTATTCCAACGTAGGCTCGGTAGTTTTTGCAAACACAGTCACCAACTTTACATCAGTCAATATTGGACTATATGATTATTTGTTGGCGTTTCAAGCAGATGGTTCATTGCAAGCAGTCAACGTACAAACGGCTGCATTAAGTAACATAGCGGCTGCTGGTATCTTTACTGGCGATGGATTGACCAACGTAGGGCAATGGCAAAACACCAATGCTTTAATAGCTGATTCTAATAAAGGTCTGTTTAGTTGGGATGGCACAAACCTTATTAACGTAGGTTCAGTTGGCACAATTGGCATTGTTAGCGGTGGATCTGGCTATACGTCACCACCGGCAGTCACTATTAGCGCACCCAATCAAACCGGCGGGCAACAAGCATTTGCAACAGCCAGCATTACAGCAAACGCAGTAAGTTCTATTGTGTTGACTAATGCAGGTAGCGGATACACGTCAGCACCTTCTATTACTTTTTCAGGTGGTGGTGGTTCAGGTGCTAATGCTATATCTCAACTTGTAACCTTTGCTACAGGCACAATGTCTGTATTAGTAACTAATGGTGGCGCAGGTTATACCAATGCGGCCAATACGGTAGTGACTATATCGGGTGGCGGTGGTGCAGGAGCAAACGGTACTGCAATTATTGCTGGAAACATAGTCACACAAGTGATTATGACTAACTATGGTTCAGGTTATACAAACTCATCCAATATTGTAGTGACTATTACAGGTGGTGGTGCGACAACCAATGCAAAAGCAACAGGTATTGCACAGACTAATTCAATAGTAGGTGTTGCTTCATTTTCTGGTCGTGTATGGGTAGCGCAAGGTAGAACAGTAACGTATTCATCGTCTATAGGTTTTACTGACTTTTCTACTATATCCGCAGGTCAGATTGTTTTGACTGACTCTACGTTGCATGGAAACATTCAACAATTATTGTCTGCTAACAACTTCTTGTACATTTTTGGTGATGACTCTATCAACGTCTTTTCCAATTTACAGGTGCAGACAAATGGTACAACCATCTTTACCAATACTAACGTCAGTGCGTCCGTAGGTTCTAAACGTCCTTACGCCATTTTTCCGTACTTTCGTTCAGTTTTATTTATGAATGACTACGGTATTTACGCGTTGGTTGGTTCAACAACCAGTAAGTTATCTGACCCGTTAGATGGTGTGTTTCCGTACATAGACTTTACTAAGCCAGTATCAGCCGGGCAAGTCTTATTAAACAATATCTTATGCTCGGCTTTTAATTTTTATTATACTGGCGGTGCAGGAATAAGTAGTGCAAGCCGGTATATACAAGCCGTGTTCTTTGAAAAGAAATGGTTTTTTACTAGCGGGGACTCTGCACAGAAGTTTGTGACTTCCGCACCAGTTGGCGGTAAAATAAATTTATATGGCACAAACGGTACATCGTGTGTGCAAATGTATTCAAATTCAACGGGTAACGTGAGTAGTTATGTGCAAACTGCTTTGATGCCAATGGGAGACCCCATACGCACCAAGCAAGCGTTGAAGATAGGTATTGAAGCAACATTGACTACGGGTGCAACGGTTAATGCAACCATAGATGCTGAAACCGGAAGTGAAACAGTACCATATTTAGCGGCAACATCGTTTGTTTTTTGGACAAATGCAAGTGGCGCAACAATACCGTGGAAGAATAATGCAAACGCAACAATATCTTGGGTAAGCGGTACGGGATACACGTTATACAAGTCTGACGCATCAAACTGGGGAAAATATTTAGGATTAACAGTTACTTCAAACAGTGCTGCTTTTGTTATCAACGGATTTGAGTTCGAGCATGAACTCAGAGTGAGGTTCTAAAATGGCTGTTCAATATACTTTTGCTAATGCAACGTCTTCAATTCCCTTGTCGCAGTTGGATACGAACTTTGCCACCTCGATTACGTTGGGAGCAACACCTGTTGTTTTGGGAAATACTTACACAACCCTAGCAAACGTCACGCTAACTAATACCACAATTAGTACGGTAGTAAGCGCTAACTTATCTAGTAATGCTACGGTTGATGGTACAAACAAAGTTGGTTATTTGACCATACCGCAAGACTTGCAGACAGGTAATTACACAATTACTTTGGCTGATGCAGGTAAACATATTTACTATGCAACCAATGCGGCAGCAACCATTACCATACCAAATAATGCAACCACTGCATTTACAACAGGTACGGCAGTCACCTTTGTAAACACTTCAAATACAAACGTAACCATAGCTATATCTACAGATACTATGTACTTAGCCAGTACCGGCAATACAGCAAGTCGTACTTTGGCTACTTATGGTTTGGCTACCGCACTTAAAGTTGCAAACACTACCTGGATTATTTCTGGAGCCGGTTTGACATGAGTGGCATTTTACAAATTCTATTTGCGTCTTTAAGCAGCGGTGGTGTCACGCAAATTATATCGTTTACCGCTACTGGTAGCTGGACTGCACCTACAGGTGTGACCTCTGTTAATTACCTAGTCGTTGCAGGTGGTGGTGGTGGTTCAGGTGGCGGCGGTGGTGCAGGTGGTCTTTTAACTGGTACAACATCGGTTACCGCTGGTACAACCTACACAGTTACTGTAGGTGCGGGGGGTTCCGTTGGCACAAACACTGCAAGTTACGGAACCGTTGGTGGAAATTCATCTTTTAGTGCAGCTCCTACTACTGCTGTTGGTGGCGGTGCTGGTGCTG